CTACTTCCCCTGCAAGTTATCGCGGCTAACGCCTTTTAGTTTTTCTACGGTACGCAGACCGCCGAGTCCGAGCATGGAAAGCAGCACAGTCACCAGTGTTTCGGTGCCGTTCAAGGCGGGCGGGGTTGGCACGTCGGGGAAAAATGCCAACCTGAGCCAATTCATCAGGTCAAACCCAATGAAATGCCACGCCAGCACCGCCCCACACACCCAGCCAATGAAAGGCCGCCAGCCGGCAACAAACACTGATGGATGCTGTGCCTCGATTTTATTCACCTCTGCTTGCGCCAAACCGGCACGCAGCATCTCCATCTCCAGCTCGTGATTGAACTCTTGGCGGGCATTTTTGTCAGGAATCAGGCGCTCAATCGGGGCCTTGATAATATCCAAAATGGTATCCAACAGAGGTATCGCCATCAGGGTCTCCAATCAATGAAAGCTGCCATCAAAATCAGCAGCATATAAAACGCCAAAACGCTCACACAGAAATCCATCAGCCACTCACGCAACATGAGAGCCACCGCCTCCGTCAGCACAGGGTGCCATGTAAGGGGCCAGGTGGGGGGCCGGCGTAAGGCCATTTGTCACACGGCGACCATCGTCATCCTGAAGAATTGAAAGGGTTTCGCGTCGATTGAGGCCAAGCCGCCGGTGCGAAATATGCATCCATTCTGTCCAAACATCGTCGCGCAACCGCGCCTCATAAATCAGTTGGTCAAACGGAATGGTATCTGCCGCCGCATGAATCAGACTGGCAGCATCAAACACCGGCATGCCGCGCACAATAATGTCGGCGGCCTCACCGTATAAATGCTGGCTGGTTACCGCACCGCCCACCAGCCGGTTCAGCGTGACACAGCGAAAGCCAGACGTGATCACTACAAAACCACGGGTCAGCGCCCGCACCGGCTCCAGCACATGGGTTGCCAGCGCCTTTAGGTTGGCAATCTCGGCTTCTTCACGCGGAATATTATAAAGCTGATATTTTTCTGCCGTTTGGCTTTTGGTAAATTCCCGCAAGTTAAAATGCGGGCTTAGGCTCATGCGCGGATCGATCGCGGGCATGGGCCGGGCGTGGGGGTTATAGCCCACGGGCCGGTCAAACGCATTCATAGAAACCACCCCAATTTATCAGATAGCAAAAACAACAGCAGCGCCCCCAATTCCCCCAAAACCAACAGCAACAGCTTGATCGCAACGCTCCAGCGTTGGCTGCATTCGTCCTCGTGGCGCTCGATGCGATCAAACGCCAGCGTTGCTTTTAACAGTGCGTTATTTGCAGTTGTGCTGCCATCCAGTGGGCTGACATATTCCTGTTTAGTGAAGGATGCGCTCATGCCAGCACCTCAATAAGCAGGGTGGCAGCAACACCGCCGCCCAGCGCCAACAGCACAGCGATGAACCGCTTTTTCTCCAGCGCATGCCAACGCCAAAAGGCAAAGGCAGACAAGGGTGGCAATGCAAAAACAGGGTCCCATTCAAGGGAGGCGCGTTCCGCCCCCATGCCCCAAAACAGCGCGAGCAGCATCAGCGCCCAAATGGGCGCCAGCCAGCCAAACACAAACATAACCGGCACAGAGAACCCGGCATATAGCACAAGCACCAATGCCCCCCGCTTAAGCCCCGGGCGGCTATTAAAAACGGCATAAAAAAAGCGGCTCCAGCCTGCACTGAGAGCCGCGATAAAGCGGGTAAATAAATTTTTCATGGAAGAGAGTTTTCCTCTATTAAAAGTAGCATAAAGTATCAGAAAACAGTTACTTAATCATCATCCAATACGCTTCAATATTGCGATTAAGAGTTCTTGTATTTTCTTGTCGATTGATTGCTGCTCAAGAAATTCCACAGCTTTTTCCGATGACAGAAATTCGAGCGGATGCTGAGAAACTATATTGTCTTTTGACTTCACATTATACTGCATAAACAATTTTCCTTTCTTCAAAGTAAGGTGCGAAAGTACAGAAAATATGATGCGTTCCAACTTGGTCCGTTGAAAACTCTAACGTGCCATCATCGACAAAAACATCATGACCATTAATGTCAAGCACACAAGGAACCGGAAGCCCAGATAGCGTCACCTCCGAAACACCATCAGCTGCAACGGTATCGCTACTCAACGTCAGATCTAAAGTTTGCTTATCCCTTATCTCAAATGTAGACGGATCAACATACTGCGTACGAGGGTCGGCAATGCCTGATAGCAATGCCTGATAAGGCTGCAGACAGGACGATGCCGCAGCTTGTGAACCATCATGTATCAAAATGATCATACCATGTTGGCCCACATTTGGATGGTCAGTGGAATTATATAAAATCCAGTTCATAGGATCACCTTTTCATTACAAGAGCAGTCATTCTTACATTAGTTACCTTGGCTTCCCCACCTGAACCGAGGAAGGTCGTTTTGAACTGTGTCTGAAAAGAGGAACTGATATCACCAATGAATCTAGCTTGAGCGGTGCAAGTGGTCGTTTTTTGAGCGCCGCCAATAGTATGCCTTTGTTCTGTAATATAAGCGACCATTTTAGAATCACTGCCATTTTTGATAAATATCTCGACGTTGGCTCGTCCCGTGTAAACTACCAATGCAAAAGTGACGAAAATAACGACCTGGTCGGTGTCCGAATTGTAAACATCAATCCCCACGCTGCCTTTTGATACTAGTGTACCTTCTGGCAAATTAGTATGATTAGCGTTAGACGTTGTCGAATTGCTGTCTGAAACCGCACCAGGGCGTATATTACCGGTGCCAACATCATCAAGAGCTGCCAAGGCCCCAAGACTATCGGTCAGTGAAAAATTAACGATCCAAGTCGATGACCCTGTCTTTTCGTAAACCTGATTGGTACTAGTGCGCAGATAGAAATCTCCAATCGTACCAAGGCTACCCGAAGGGGCACCGACCCCAGAGTGCCAACGGTCGCCATCAGCGCCGTCATCGCCCATAATATTACCGTCCAATGACCACGTGGACGATCCAGTTTTCACGTATATATTACCATTGGAATAGCGGTAATAAAAATCCCCAATGCTACCCAGCGAAGAAGACGGTGCAGAACTACCCCGGTGCCATGTTGCGCCAGACGGGCCTCGTGGTCCCGTCGGTCCATCATCGCCCTTTTCGCCGACAACCCGGATCGCAGCTGACCAACTACCACCAGCAAGGCGTTGTCGCATATAAAGGTCACTTGCCTGAAATGTGCTGTGCCAGCCTGATGAACCACTAACAGAATATTCGACCTCGAGTCCTGATCCGCCAATTTCCTGCGGAATAGACCATGCACCGATTAGTTCGTCTTCTGCACTTTTCAATCCCTTGATAATCCAGAGGGGATTACCGTCTGCCGCTGGTGGACCGTCAGACCACTCGACAGGCGCGCTATCTGTTGGGGTTGCAGGCTGACTGATAGAACGGCGGAACATAATATCGAAAAAGCCACCATTGCTGCCCGCCGCACCTTCTGCCCCTACACTGGCCAGTAACTCCCAATATGTGGGGTTTGCTACTACTGTGCCCGTCGCAGGTATGGTTGATATGAAGACATAAGACGAACCCTTAAATGTAACAATATCGCCGCGCTCATAAAAGGCACCTGAATTATAAGGGCCACGAAATTCAGTACGCGTAGCACCGTCTTCGATAGTATCCAACTTACTGACGGTTGTTGCTCTCAGATCAACAGGGTCGTAAACCGCCTCGATTGAGCGTTGTGATAATCTGGTTTTGTAGCTAACCACCACTCGGTATTGTCTGTTATCCACCAAATCAGGAATACGGCAAGCGGTTGCCTCAGGCGGCAGTGAAATCGTGCCCGCATAATCATCTGTTGCGGCCAGTTCAGCATCAGCAATATCGCGCCATTTCACCTCAACCCGCTCAACCGGGATCGCAGAAATCGTTGTATCCCACGTAAGATAAATGCCGCTGATTACGGAGCCATCGGCCTTATTCGTGTGATATTCAATCGCATTCAGATTTGTAACAGCGCCCGGTTCATCAAACGGGTTAAAACCACTGCCGGGAGGCGACAAAGGCTCTTGGTCCGTGTTGGTCAGCGGGTAAATGCGACTATCATAGCGGGTCAGGTCCACCGAAACGTCAAGCGTTGAGGATACCTGTATATTTTCAACAATGAACAAATCATCGATTTGGGGGTCACCGGTCGTCACATAGCCCTTTTCAGGGTAATTTAATGCGATCACATCCCCCGGTTCCAGCAGCATGGCTTCTGGTGCCAATTGCAATCCCTTAATGCGCTCTCCGATGCGACTTTTTTCTACCTTAAGTTCTGCCACGCGCTGCGCACGGTAATAATCGGTCACAGTGGCAAGCGTTATGTCGGTATGCAAAGCCCGGCCACCATCCTGATCCAAATAGCCATTGTCATCCGGCTCGCCTGTGCCATTATAAATCACGCTATCCAGCGGCGGCCATGAAACGGTATCTTCAGAAAAATGACGGTTTTGATTTTTGAACCGCACGGTAATCCGGTTGTAACGATCAGCCCTATTGCCGCGCTCAATGGACCAGCCACCAAGGATGGTATTGGCATCAAAAGTGGCAACTGGCAAAATATCCTCAATTTCCAGCACCAGCTTGTGCTTGCCATTCGACCATGACAGCGACCAGCCAAATTCCTCCAACAAAGATTTAACATTGCCCACAACATCCTGCTGGGGGTCAATCACTGCGTCCGTCACAAATCGCTTTTGGGTATCACCCGCCTGGTAGGGCCGATACTGCGGATATGGTTGACCGGGCTGCACGGTCACTGTGTCTCCCGTGTTGGGATCTGGCACATCAACCGGGTTATCCGTATCATTAGTGCGAGGAGGCGGAATAGGCAGGTCCTGATCACAAATATCAGCGGCAACAATGAAGCTTTCCAGGTCCACCTCATCTTTCGGTGCATTAAGGCCATATGGCCCCATAAGATAGTTCAACAGCGTTAACGCCCGATTGTTTCCATACTGCCACGTGGACGGGTCATCATAATCATGACTGCCCGTACCGCCCAACGATGTATCCTTGCGCGGATCATACAGACGAACGCCCTTAATCTCAGCCTCCAGCTTTGGCTCACCGCGAAATTGAGGAAACTGGGTGGAATTAAAAAACCGGCTCCAACTATAGGCCACGCCATTCCCTTTATGGGCATTTGACCATTCTGGTACGGCTGTTTTAAGGGCTGTTAACGCGGTTTGAGTTTCTGCACCAAACATAGATGCCGCCCGAAAATACGGCCGTTTACTGCCAAAGCGATTGTGGGTGTGCGGGTCATCGTCTATCCAAAAACGAACGATATCTTCGATTGGCCCTTGGCCCCACACATCAATTCGGTGCAGCCAGTTTTTATAATTCCGCTTGCTGTCGCGGCCTTGATCACCCCGGTAAACATAATCATCAACGCTATTTTGTGCTTGTGGAGCGTTGTATTCTGAAACACGTTTCAGAACCGTAATGGCCTCTACTTTACGATGACCATAAATAATTGGCAGTCCGGCAGATGCCGCAGACTGAGACAAATCCAGCTTTTGGTTCGGTGTACTTTTGAGGCCAATGAATTGGCCTATAATATCAAAAAGTCCCATTAGGCGTCATCTCCCCAACCGATGGTATTTTTCTCTTCATGAGCAAACTCAAAAAACAGATCACCCGGATAATTGTCTTGCTGATTGTTATTACTGGTCTTACGCCCTGCTGTTAGGTTGGGCTTGGCCCAGGGGCTGGTAAGACGCAGGCTGATGGTGGACGTGCTGGCTGTATCCCGTTCCACCCAGCTATCGAATGCACCGCGATATAAGCTAATCGCCTTGTCTGCAATCAGCGCTCCCGCACTGTTCAACAGCACCAATGACACATCACAGGTTTCACCTGTTCGGTCGTATGCCCGCAAAACAGAACCAACAGCACCATCTACATTGGAAAATTCGATGGAATAGCTTTGCAGTTTGATTTGTCGCTCACGCACAATCGGGGATAGTTTCAAGATATCCCCCTGACTAACATAGGTTTTTCCCGCCAGTTCAATATCCAGCCCATGATTGGTGAAAAACAAGTCTTCACCAATTTGCAACAGCCACGCATAGCGCAGTGTTTCACCCGATAGGGCATCAGCAATCGCCGTTGAAACAGTCATCATGATCAAAGCAACCTTTCCACCAAATCCACATCAAGCCGGATTAAGCCATTTCGGCCCAATTCCACCACTTGCGCGTCGTTTGTTAATGATGCGCGCATATAAACTTTGTCGGTGATGGGGTTACCCGCCGGATTGCCGTCTGGCTCTCGCGGGGGGGGCGTAACACTATTGCTGCCAGAGCCGGTGATCAGATGAAGTTTGGTGTCATTATCAAAATTGGCAAAGTTGCCAATTTTAAAGCCCGGCACATCAGCAAACCCGGATAATTCAACCTTGAAAATACTGTTGCGCCCTTCCCGCGACTGCAAAAATGCGAGCAATGGCCCGGCTTGCTCGCGGGTCATCGGGTTATAAGACAGGGTGACCTCAAAATATTGGCCACCGTAAGCCCTGCTGAGGATACGGCCACTTTCCGCCTGACTGGTTTTGGTGCGCTGACGTGAACTCACCCGCAAAGAGGCCGGAGCCGGCACAAGCGGCAGCTTGTCCGCAATGGCAGAGAACAATACACTGGGCATTTAAATGCTTTCTTTTTAATGAAAAGAGGGCGTGATGACTTATGCGCCGAACGGGGATTCCAGCGCATAATCTGCGTAAATCTCACGGATCATGGTTTCAACCGCGCCTCGGTTTGACGCCAAACTGTTTGCATCAGCACCCGCACCAAACGACATATTAATCGTGGGATTAAAAGTGCTGCTGCGATTACTGGTTCGGTCCACGCTATTGCTGATACTGGTGTCACCAGCAGACTGCAAAAACCCAGACAGGTCCTGATTCAGCCGACGCCCAACAACTCGCTCGCCTTTTTCAAGCATATAGGTGCCGGTTGACGGAATTTTATCTAGGCCGTCATGCGCCTGCCCTTTAATAGTGGCAACCTGCGCTGCTCCCTGCGCCGCCAAGGCAACCGCAAAAGGAATGGCTGCCGGAAAACCATGCTGCTTGAAGGTTTCAGTTATACCGGCAGCAGTGTTGATAATCGCCGCGCTGATGGCATAGGCTTTAGCAACTTTGGCCAGTTTTTTTGAACCCGAAATAGCGTTTGTGAGTTTTGACGCCCACATCTTTTTGTCGCTTTCTTTTTGCTTTTCATCATTGCTGACTTGCTCACCGGCGACATCTGCAGCCAGTGATTTTACTTTCTCGGTAGCTTCGCCTTCACCTTCTTCACTAGTTTTCTTTGCAGGCACAGTGAACAAACTACCACCAGCCAATGTATCCGTTAAAAAATCAGAAAAAGCTTTAGGCAGAAGCGATTCGGGCTCCTTCGGAACGATTGTATCAGTGGTGGCTGTTATGTTGGACGCTGTGGCGGTAACGCTGGAAAGGCTCTTACTCAAAGCCATCAGCCCTACAGTAGCATCAGCAACAGGCTGCACAAGGTTTTCTGCGATATCGTAGGTTCCAGCTATCATGTGCCATACCTTTCATGAAGTTCCGCAAGGCGGATTGGGGTCATCGGCGCGGGTTTAGGCTTGATCCCACGGGCCTGTTGCCAACCGCTCACAGCAATCAGCAACTCTGGCAGAGTTACCGCGTAAACCTGGGCTGGGTGCCAACCGAGCGTCGTGCCGGTTGTCATCACAGATTTCCAGTTAATTGGGTCATCCGACACAGGTGGATTATCCGGCACAAGTTTTGGTGTTATGCCAGCCCCCGTCGCCCTTACGGCTTTCCCGGCGCCGACTTTTTCTGTTGAGGTTTATGAGGCTCACTGGGCGAGAGCGTGGCCTCAAGACAGGCGGAAATGGCGGTCGCAGACTCAGCCAAACCGGCCTTGATCAAATCATCCCCAGCCTTTTGCAGCGCGGTGGCATCCGTATAGTCACCACCCGTCATGGCCAAAAACAACACGGCCATGTCCTTAAGCCTAAATTCAGGCAACCGGGTGGATAAAAAAGGCACAAGCCCCATACCAAAATGATCCTCAAGGTCCATCATGGTGCCAATATCAAGCCGCAGTCGGCGCGTGCGCGCACCGACCTTAAGGCTTGTTTCTCCGCTGATATTTCTAGCCATAATAGCGTCCTTTCGACTAAATTATCGCGGTTACAATAGGACCGGCAGATTCCAAATTAATATTATAAGAAACAGCATCTTCAGTGCCGCCATCAAGGCCGAGCGTTGTGACCATAAACGGGCCTGTATAAATCATGAAATCAGGCACTGTAATCCGACAATCCAGGTGCGCGTTATTCAACGCCGCATCATGTACACGGGCGAAACTGGCATCATCCAGAAACACACCGCTGGCTGTTGTACTGAGCGATACGGTACCACCACCATCAAGCGATTCTTTAAACCCCCCTGAATCCTTATTGGTGATGTCAACGGCCTGACCGTTAATATCAATATTGTTACTTTTGAAACCGCCAACGGTTTCATATGTTCCATTACCATCGTTGACTTGCAACAACAGTTCCTTGCCCTTTTGTGCGGACATGCATCTCTCCTTTTGAGTTGCGGTTGTAAAAATAGTAGAAGTAAAAAAAGCTCGTGCAAAATGACACCTTGAAGCCCATAATAGGCCGCAAAGCTCCAGCAATATTGAACAGATTCAGGTGCTCACCGAGAGAACCACTCAACAATAACCAATTGAAATTAAATAAAATACTTCATGAAAACCTATTCAAGACAAAACCAACTTAGCGTTTTAAGGTGCCTCTCCCAACATGGCCGCACCCCACAACCACTAGCTGTAAATTTGAAGAAATCTACACATTCATTAATCATTTGTTAATGGCTCTTAATCTATTATTGATTTCAGTTTTAAAAATACAACCTGATAAATTATGGTCTAATCTTACGGAATTGAATGTGGCAACTTTTGATAAAATCATAGCAGCATCATTATTTTTAGTGGCTTTTCCACTCGCAATTGCCATGGCTGCTCATTGGTCAGTATTTGCTTTTTTGATAGCTGCAGCTTTTGTCTTTCTGCTGTTTATGGTTCCAGTCAAGCGGCGACGGTGTAATCGGTGCGGCCACTATTATATGCTCAACCTATATCAACGGTATATCGCACCCAAAAAGTCGAAACATTGTGAAGGCTGCTCTACTTCGAATATCCACTCGGGTTCGGCAACCAATTAATATAAACTTTTTGGTCTCTAAAAATTATCTAGAATGATGGCTTGGCATACACTGTAATAGCGTAGGTTAATCTGCCTTTGTATAAACTGCCCTGCTCGTTAAATTGCCTCATGACACTGGCATTCTGTAGTCGCAACTCCAACAAATCAAAGCCAATGACGGCAAGCTCAGCGGCCTGTAAAACAGTATCGATTTGCGCCATCAGCTCTTTGGTTTCCATTTGACTTTGTTCATCTGACCAGACTATCAAACTAAAGTTAATGCGACCAGAATCGACGCTCTTTGTCCGCTGAGGGCTGTAATTAGTTTCCCCCATGGCAAGATATGGAAATGCTGCATCTGTTGGCGGCTGATCGAATATTCCGCTCAATGCCACAGTTAAGTTTTCGTCGGTTGTCAGAGCGGCATATACAGCCTCCTGAACTTTATGAGCGATTAACGCTGTTTGCATATCAATTTCCCCAATCAGGGTTTAACTGAACGCGCTTGGACCTCAATAGCAGGTACAAGATCATCCGTTTTTGATTTTGAAGTCACCTTATACAGACGACCATTCTCCTTGATATAGGCAACCGGCCAATAGTTTGGTGCATAGTGAAAGCGAAAGACGGCGGAATCTTTGGTGCGACGACCTTCGGCTTCAGTTGGTTGGCTTTGTGCTGTGCCCAAAACCTCTGCCCAGACCTCTGCAATAATCGGCGTTGTAATCACGACTCGACCACCCGCACCCACGTTCTGAACTTCGCCCATCAACGTTACCCTACTGCGCATCGCTGCCAATCGAGCACTCATATCCGTTGCTTTCGATAGGCTAACAACGGGCCACTTGCTCCGCTTGTGTGCAGAAAGCCTGCTTCCGACTGCCCATTTTCGCCGCGCTGAAAATATAAGGCCGTAATCAATAGCAACAGTGCCTGATGAATATCGGCAGGAACCGTGTTCCAGCTTTCACCAAACCCCACCTTGAGGGCTATTCGAATGCCTTCCGTTTTAACGCCGGGGCTTGGAAAACTTGCCGTGCTGACCTTATTCAATCGGGGGTCAAGGCCAGGCACCAAAGCATAAACCGATGGATCCAGAACCACCTCGCTACCCAGCGTATCTTTAACTGTGACTGCTTCAACAGAAAGAACAGGACGCACGGGCAAGGCAAGCGAAACATTAGCCCCACGAAAGCCATTAAAGGCCAAAGCATGGTCAAAACATTCATGCTTTGGCCCTTTGGTCTGCGGCCATTGGTCCAGAAAAACTTCGACTGTGCGCGCCACCAAAAACAGGTCGGTATAATTCTCAATCATAGCCGTTGCTGCTGTGATCAGGGATACCAGTTTAGGGTCATCAGATTTATCATCCAGCCGCAGGTGTTCTCGTACTTCAGCAATCAATAAAGGCAGGGTCGCTGGTGCAGTCGTTTGGTGTATTCGCATGATTATTGCTCCATAATCCTGAGCGTTAGGCTGCGGTCAGCGGTGCGCCCTGCATCGGTTTGAATTTGGCAGCTCAGACGATAACGGCTTCCCGGTACACCGCCAGAAACATAAACACTTTGGACAGAACCCGATGATTGGGACGCACCAAGAGTGGGTGCAGACACATCAGACGGGTCAATCGACCAAAGCGCACTGGTGATCACTTCACCAGAGGTGATCCAATCAGTCCAATCCAGGCTGAAATCGACCTCGCTTTGGGGGTCTTTGGCAAAAACGGACATGATAAATCCTTTAATGAATGAATAAAGCACACAGCATGTGCCTGATTACGGCCAACTTAAATTCGAGCCTAAATAATTATGGCTGAGTGATAGAAAACCAGCCTGCCGAATTGGGGTGAATTGCAAACGCCCCTTTCACAACTTCGCGCACATTGCCATCTGGGCTAAGGTCGAGATACGCAAGTAATGGCTTGCTGCCTGCCGAAGCATTAACATGCCCATAAGCAAGAACCGCGAACCGAAACAACGGCAAGCTGATAGGGTCACCAAACAAAATAGGATCAGATGTAAGCGACCAAACGCCATCACCCTTAATAATGGATTGCCCCGCTATCGCCTGAGGTCGGTAATCTGCACTCGACAGCTCATGCGCTTTCACCGTTGCCAGCGTTGCTGGGGCTGTCGGGTCAGGTTCAAAAGTCGACACCAATAAATGTGCAGATATTTTACTTACGGCTGGTGCCTGAAATTCACCCGACAAAAAAGACCGCAAAGTTTGATGATAGAGGGTAAAGGCCATAGAAGCCATTTCTAAGTCCCTTCAAATTTTGAGGATATAGTCACAGCTTCAGAACAAGCGAGAGCATTTGCAAATTCTCGCCGTTGATACGGCGCTGTTCCATCCTGGCGTTTTGTCGATATTCCGCTCGATAGGTCAGCATTGTGCGCAACTACCGAGGAGACAATCTCAATCTCCCGGTGGCCCACAGAAACATCAACTGACGACGAATAATCTGACATCAATGCACTTGATGCCAAACATTGAGATGCAAGGGTCATTCTCGGTATCTCTCGTTTAAAAAATAAAACTGCGAATCAAATAAAGACTCAGGTCAGCAGGTCTTTTATTCACCCTCACTTTTCGGTTCTGAACCGTTCACAATCGCGGCCAGTGCCGACACCAGATTAAGCAACACAGGAGCCTCTGCCCCTTGCAACTGAGTGCGTTGCAGGAATTGCATCGCCGCTTGCGCTTGTTCAGCCGTCAGTCCAACTGATTGGTTTTGTGGTGCTTCACTCATGTTTATTTTCCTTTTAGAGTTACGTAAATTGAATCAAAAAAGGACGCTAAAAGCGTCCTACATTTCTCATGTTCATCTATTTTAAGTTTAAATATATCAGGCACTTAAGCGTTAGAAAGCAAGCCAGACCGCCGACCTCATGTTCAAAGCCAAAATCATTTTATAGCCTATTTTCATTGAGCTAAGCGTTGCTTGACCGGCTGAGTTCAAGCCAATGAGAACCATCAAAAATAAGCTCCATTGTATTAGAAACAGCACCCAGAATAAAATCGCCAGCGAGTTTCAAATTGCCAGTGCCATCTTTCACAGTGACATCCCGGTCACTATTAGCCGAGGTTAACACGAGCCTGTCCCCGATAGTCCCGCCGTTAATTGTATCAAGGTCATCACTTGCTGCATCACTTTCCGTATCAACAATATGGAACGACTTCGTTGCAGTTAACGCCCCAGACGCAATCGTGATTTCCGTGGAAGTGCCAAGGTTGAACATACCCTTCGCGCTTATCGCCCCTTCAACAGTTAGACCCTCGGGGGCTAGTCTCATCCTCTCTGTGTCCACGGTATCTACCCATGTGAACTCACCCCCAACGGATATTTGCATCGCGCCATCGCTTGTTGTTCGCATGTACATGATTGTATCTGATGTTATTTTATCGAAATCCCCCATAGTCAGGCCTGCGGCAGACCCACTGTGTTGTACTTGTAAAGCACGTACAGAGAGTGTGCCAACGTCTACTATGTCGTTATTATTATAACTCCATTCCTCTACACTATTACTCCAATGTAATCTAGTAACTCCACCACCCCGTAACAGTATGTCATTTGCACTGGTAGCGTGAGATTGACCATACAGAACTACATGCCCTCCGCACCTCCGGCTACCGTAATAGCCCCTGTAGCCGTGTTAGATATAAGGTTTCCCGTAGTGGTTATGTTCCCTACCCTAACAGAGGCTGAAACTAAAAGGCCGTAATTATTTATTCCTTCGGTTGGTTCGCTTGTTATGTGCAGTGTGGCTGCATTGGTAATGGTATCACCCGCGCCCACAATAATGTTGGGTTCAGACAGTTGCACAGTAGACACGGTTGTTATTGTTTCAGCGGCTCCTTGGGTTGTAATCGACCCTCCGGTGGCGGTCCCTGCCGCAAAGTGGGTATGCCATGTAGTGTCACCGGCAGCAGCCGTTAAGTCTTGGCCTAAAATAAAACCACCAACCACCGAGTCTCCGCCACCACTATCAAAAGAATTAGTTATTCTATTGGCGTAGTAATCAACAGGGTCTGATCCTATATTTAATCGTCCCGTACTACTCAAATCACCAACACCAACAATGTCGGTGCCATTGTAGTTCCAATATGTAGCGTTGTCGTTCCAAGATAGAATTGTATCCCCACCACTACGTATAAAGAGATCATTAGCATTGGTTGCGTGGTCCCCGCCGTGTAGCGTAATGCTACTTCCCGTATCTGCCCCATCTCCTCCAGACACAGTTAACGTATCATCATTCGTCTCAGCGTTAACAATACCGGTTGTAAACTCAGAAACCCCTACAATACTGCCACCTTGTAAAACTAAGGTTCCACCTACTGTCAGATTATCAACTCTGAGATATTGATCTCTATATAATGAAGTTGCCATGCTTACATTCTTTCTTCTGGCTTCACGAAGACAGTCTCTGCATCCGTTGTAATGAGGAGATGATCCCCAACACGGTCCACTGAAATATGATTATCACTTGTGCCCACATCACTGTTGTTGATGGAGGCAAGCGGAAGCAGGTCCATGAAGGTGGTGGTGCCACTGGGAGTGGCAACATCCAGCTTGTTGGTCTCATCATCATAAGACAAGCTGTTCACCACACTGTTGGTGCCCTGCAAGGTTGCTTTAGCCCCGGCCTGAAACAGCTTTTTCTCGTCGCGGTACATCTTAGCGATCTGAGATGCAGATAGTGAGCTGCCACTGCTAAACCGTAACAAAGCCATACTACCTGTATTCAGAGTTTGAGCACTATCGTAAGGTCGCATACCTACGTACCCCTCTGAACTGTCGTCCACGTCAATATCCGCTCCACTATTGGAACCCGATAAAACACCATTAATATAATGCTCAATAGTATC